GAGCTTTCGTTGCGTATGGCCCGGTCGAGGCCCATGATCAAGGCCACGATCCCATCGATCTTCTCCGTGGATCTTTCCTTGTCCGGCTTGATGTTACCGGCCGGATCTTGGCGCATGACCACGTTCAGCGCCATCCACTAGAGCACCGGGTTGCCTCCGTGGACGATTTGACCGCCCATAAGCAACTTATACAGTTCCTTGGAGGGCGGCGACATATCCTTGTAGCCTTGACCGAATGGCACGACGGTGAAGCCCATATCTTCGAGGTTTTGAACCATCTGCGTGGCGTTCCAGCGGTCAAAGGCGATTTCCTTTATATTGAACTTCTCCCCAAGCTCTTCGATAAACTTCTCAATGAAGCCGTAATGGACTACGTTGCCCTCCGTGGTTTTGATATACCCCTGCCGCTCCCAGACGTCGTAGAGCACATGGTCGCGGCGGCAGCGGAGGTCAAGGGTATCCTCCGGCAGCCAGAAATACGGAAGCACCACATATTTCTCCGCGTCGCTGCGCGGCGGGAATACGAGGACGAACGCCGTAATATCCGAGGTGCTTGAAAGGTCAAGTCCGGCATAGCATTCGCGCCCGTACAGCTCGTCCATGTCGACGGGCAGGTTGCCCCGATCATATATGTGTTCCGGTATCCAGCAGACCGTAGCAGAAGTCCAGATGTTCAAGCGGAGCTGCTTGAACACGTTTTCCTCCGCTGGATTGTCGATCGCGTTCTTGTACGCTTCACGCACGCGGTCGATGGTGATAGTGTGTCCGAGAGAGGGGTTCGCGCGGTACCAGTTGTCCTCATCCGTCCAGTCGTCCTCTTCCGTGAGGCCGTAAACGACAGGATAAAATGAAGGGTCTGATTTTCGTCCAGCCTTCACGTCGAGCGCCTTGGCATGCAGCTCATAACAGATGCTGTTCTTGTCGGTGCCAGCCGTGGTGATGATAAAGAACAGCGGCTGCTCGCGCGCGTCGCCGGAGCCTTTGGTCAGGACGTCGTAAAGCTTGCGGTTCGGCTGGGCGTGGATCTCGTCGAACACAAGCCCGGACACGTTCAAGCCATGCTTTGTGCCTGTCTCCGCGGACAGCACCTGATAGTATCCGTTCCCGCTGTAGTTCACGATCCGCTTTGTGGCGCCGGCAATTTTTGATCTCTTGGACAATGCGGGGCACATGCGCACCATGTCGGCCGCCACGTTGAATACGATCGACGCCTGGTTGCGGTCGCAGGCGGCGCCGTAGACTTCCGCGGACGGCTCGCGGTCGCCGTAAAGCAGGTAGAGCGCAATGGCCGCGGCGAGTTCGGACTTGCCGTTTTTCTTTGGTATTTCCACATAGGCGGACAGGAACTGGCGCTTGCCGTTTCCTTTCACTATTCCGAAGACGTCGCGGACGATCTGTTCCTGCCATGGCAGGAGAATAAACTTCGTTCCGGCCCACTTGCCCTTGGTGTGGCAAAGGTTCTGGATGAAACGCACCGCGTGGTCTGCTTTTAACTTGTCGTAATGTGAATCCGTGAGCATGAACGGCGAGGGAGCGTACTTATAGGGCATTACTCCTCACCCCCAAGCAGGCGTTCCATCTCGTCTGTTGGATCGACCGCGCCCTCTCCGGCGACGATCCTGCTCCGCGCCGAGGGCGTGAGCCCGAACTGCTCGCAGAAGCGGAGCATGATCTTCATGTTTGTCTGCGCGATGGAGACCTGCGGGACCTGCTGAAGATAGCCGTTCGGAGTGCGTACCAGCGCGCCGTGCTGAGTAATGAATTCCTCCGCCTCTTTCCATCTGGCGTATGCCTGACAGTACCCGGCGAAAGCCGCCATATCCATTTCTGTGAGCAGGCCCATTTGCTCGAGAATTTTTCCCATGCGCCGCCACTCCTTTTTTGCTTCTTCTTCGAGCCAGGACGGACAGCGCGGAGCTTTTCTGTCAGGCGTCGGCTCCGCGTCGTTCAGCGGACGTCGGCCGGGGTTTCCTTCAAGCTCCTTTAGAGCCGTGGGCTTAGGCTTTCTGCCTCTTTGTGCCATGAAGCACACCTCCCTTCAATGAAATGGCATGAAAAAAAGACCGCCGAAGCAGCCTTCAAAATGTATGTGAACGAGATACAGCCCCCGCGAGGGCTGCACTCTATTTGTGGCTTAGTTATACTCGTGGACCAGGATATCTTTTGCAAGGGCGGCGTCCGTGTCGCTCGGTTCGACGTCCCAGCCTCTGTCGTAGTTGACGACCACCTTGCCGTCGCGCTTGAGCATCAGCTTGGAAATGCGACCGCCGTCGATGCCGAACTGCGAACCCTCGTCAAAATGCTTCACCCAGTAGTGAAAAATGCTGTTATAAACCTTCATGCTGCCTTCTGACCACATCTTTGCGCCCTCCTCAAAATCTCTCGATGACTGCGTTGTCGTCACCGTCAAAGCTGACCTTGTAGCGGACTTCCGTGCCGTCCGCCTTGCGGGATATCAGCCTGATGCCGCCTTCGTAGGCGCTGTAGCAGCGGCTGAACTTCTCATCCTGCGGGAGCTGGCTTTTGGCCTGCCGAAGCTGCTTGTCAGTCATGGCTTTTGCCTCCCTTGTTCCAGCGGCTGTCCATCTCCACCATGAGGTCGTGGTCGCGGTTGATAAGCTCTCTTTTTTTCTCCAGGGTGGCGGTGCGGTACTGGCCGCGGTTTTTTATGACCTCGTTCTCAAGCTCTTTGTAGGTCATCGCTTTCGGGTTCTTCATGGTATGTTCCTCCGTTCGTTTTTCCCTTTCGGTAGGTACATATTCGCTCTAAAAGCACATAATATCCAGTCATTTCAGAGGAATATACTGCACAAAGATATGCCGGCTGTTCTGTGCCGATTACGCTTTTGGGTAGGAGGATACCGAAGGTCCGCCGTCGCTTTCATTCACAATTTTGCTGTAGCGGTCGACCCCGTAAACCAGGTTGAGGCCGCTGCCGTTATCCCAAGAGACAAGGATGTCAGCCATATCGTCCACGCCGCGCACGGTGCCTTTTGTGCCTACAGGCGGAGCCTGCGGGTCGTCCATCCGCAAAAGGACGATCCTTGTGCCGGGAGGCAGGCGCTTGCGCAGCCGCTCAACTGTCTGACGGCGGGTATAGGCGGACAGCTCCTCAAGCGTGTAGTCACTCTTCATTGCCGCAGCCTCCTTGACCCGGCTGGATCTCCACGCAGTCCAGGTATTCGTGTTTGGCGTTCCTCACGGAGAAGCGCCACGCGTCCTCGAGAATTTCAAGGTCGAAGCCGTACCGCTGGTAGGCTGATTCTAACAGCGCGTAGTATTCATGCCAAGGTTCCCCGAACCGCCTTGACTCGTGCATGATATACGCCATGCCGCGCCTTGAAACGCGCCCGAGTTTTACGGGCAGGTCTTTCTTGTAGTAGAAATTGGGGAACCCCTCGTACCTGTCCAGTCGGGCTTCGTCGCTCGGCGCGATCTCCCAGAGCAGGACGGGAACGCAGCCGTTCTCATCCTTTTCTATGGTCGCGTAGGCGCCTGTAAGCGAGCCTTTGAACAGCAGCCGATAGCCGTAGATCGTCGATTTGCCGAGCAGTTTAGCGTTCGGGCAGCGGAGCCGCATCTGCTCCTCATCCATATTGCTGCCGTAGGCTATGTACAGTTTTTTATTCATGACCATCATCCTTTCCGAAGTTGCCTTCTACCGCCTCAAGACCGCCGAAGCGGTCGGGAGGGGGCCTGCGGCTAAACCTTTCAAGCGGCGTTCCGCCAGGCGCTGTTGCCGTCCAGATGCTTGAGGAAATGGTAGCGGCAGGTTTTGAACTCGTCGCCGATGAGGCCCAGCCGGAGCATCCAGCAGCGGAAAGCGTATTTCTCGTTGTCCGTGACCGTTCTTCTGCAGCTTGCCTTGCTCTGGGTCAAAGCCTGGTTCGTGACCGCGAGGCAAAACTGTATGTAGGCTTTAATTTCGCCGGCGTGGGTCGTGCCGTTGAAAAGGCGGAACTCGATCGTGCCCTTGGTAAATGTGGCGTGGAGGTTCAAGCCATGGTAGCGCGTGTGATTGTAATGCTCGTTTCTGCCGTATGGCGCTTCGGCGTACCAGATGTCCGCAAGCTCCTCCATCGTCTTGGGCTTCTCGCGGTTTATGGTTTCCAGAAGCTGCTCGTTGGTTTTCTTGCAGTAGGTCATCCTGGCGGGGTCGATCTGAAGGGCGCGGTAAAGGATGTCCTCCTTGCTGGCGATGATGTTCACGATGTTCCGAAGTGTCTGCGGAGTAAATTTTTCTGCACCGACGTGAACGTGGATGCCCGTGGAGGAGTTGGCGAAAGCGCCGTTGTGCCGGAGCTGGCGGACGATTTCCTGCAAGTCCTCAATGTCCTCGTATTGCAGGATGGGGCTGACCACTTCGCATTTGTAGTCGCCGTCCGCGGGAACCGTGCGGCCGCTTTCCTTGCGCTGGGCGTTGATGCTTGCGTCGCTCATGGCCTTCCAAGTTCTGCCGTTGCGGTCGGTCGCCGTGTAGGCGCTGTACCCGAGCCCCGCGTATGAGCTGGTCGTTCCAAAGTAGGCGGCGATGGTCTCGGCTGCCTTTTCACGGGTGATGCCCGTAAGCTCTATCTCGATTCCGAAGTTCTGGTCTTTCATGTGTTTTCATCCTTTCGTGCCGAGGCTCTGTGGCCTTTCGGTACTGTATATATCACTCTAAAAGCACATAATAGCCAGTTGTATTTAGAGATATATATAACAACGATCCGAATGAAAACCTGTGTACATTATTCTTCTTCGGCGGGTTCCTGATGCTGCGCCTGGGCTGCTTTTCTCGCGGCAAGGCGAGCTTTATGCTTCTCGGCGTCCGCCGGCGTTCTGAACGCTGTGTGGCCTGATAGACCCGCGAGCAAAGCCTTGCGAGACGCTTTCCCGCCCTCGCCTGTCAGGCCAAGGCGAAGCAGCCAGGAACGAAGATAGTATTTCTCGTTTTCAGGCGTCTGCTCGGCGTAAGACAACCGCTCCGCCTTTTTTGCGCTCGACACCATGAGCGCCGCCAGTTCAGCGTAGGCGCGGTTCTTGTTTGGGTCTTCGGACACGGGGAATGTGAACTCGACCTCGCCGGGGCCGAACGCTACGCCTTTCCAGTCGCCGGCGTCGTCTGATAGGAGGGAGCGGAGCGCGCCGTTCTCCACGACTGGATTTTCTGACAAGGTCTCCACCAGCGAATCGCTGATAGAAAAACTGTTCTGCCTTGTTACCTTGTTCAGAAGATACTGGTGGGCGTGGAGCGTGAAGATCAGATTCCGCGTCCACTTTGCGTCGTCTGTATCCATCGGGACCTTTATGCGCAGTTCGTCAGCCTTCTCTTCCTTGTCGATGAAGCCGCGCTCGGCAAGCCCCTCAATGAGGCGCTCGACCTCTTCGCTGTCGGCGCTGTCGTCAAAGGAAACGGCGCAGTTGCGGTCGACAGTGTAATAGTCCACAGTGTAGCTGAAGCTGGGCGGACCCATGTATTTTGCTTCCGCTCCGGTGATCTCGGCCAGGGCATTGACCAGAGCTTTACGGTCGGTCGCGTTTGTTTTGAGTTCCATATGAATGCCACCTTTCTATTTTGGTAGTCACATATATCGCTCTGAACGCACTGATAGTCAAGTCA